CCAGGTGCCGCAAATAATCAAACACAGAAGTCAGGCTATGTAAATAACACTAACACGTTTACAGATGCTGTTGGCTCCACACACAATGAATTGCAACCGTTGAGTAAAATTTTAACACCGAAAGCAGATAATTAATGCCAGTACAGTTCAACTACGATGGGCAAATACGCCGATTCGTTATACAGTTTGTTCGTATGCTGTCCAACTTCCAAGTGGAGTTTGGACAGAATGCTGTGGGCCAACGTACCTTACAAACTGTTCCAGTCTACTACGGAGATGCTAGTCGCCAGGCATCAATGATCTTACGCAACAACAGTGAAAACGCACTCAACGCTGTGCCGGCCATGGCTGTTTATATTTCCGGTCTGGCATACGAACAAGACAGATTACAAAATCCCTATCACGAAGGTGTACTCAGAGTAAGAGAACAAGTTTACAATCAAGATGCACAGGTACACACTGGTCAGCAAGATGGTATCTATACTGTAGAACGACTGATGCCTGCTCCGTACAAACTAACAATGAAACTGGATATATGGACCAGTAACACTGAACAGAAACAACAACTACTTGAACAGATATTGCCCCTGTTTAATCCCGGATTAGAAATACAAAGTACCGATAATTATGTTGACTGGACTAGCCTAAGTGTAGTATTATTAAAAGATGTTAGTTATTCAAACAGAAGTATTCCGGTGGGTGCCGAGGAAAACATTGATATCGCTACGCTGACCTTTGAACTTCCTATATGGCTTACACTACCTGCCAAAGTTAAAAAGATGGGTGTTGTTGCACAAATTATTGCCAGCATCTATGATGCCAATGGTGACCTGAGTCCCGATGTTATCAACACAGGCGAAGGTCTAATGAGTCAACAACGCTTTACTCCAATGAACTATGAAATTATCTATGTAGGAAACACGTTAACTTTATATTATAACAACGTTACTCCCACCAACAACGGCACTAAAATGCCATGGCGTAATTTGATTAACCTATACGGCAAACTAACAAGTGGTATCAGTCAGGTGCGACTACAATTCGAATATCCAGACGGTGTACATGAAATTGTAGGAACTGTGGCACAAAATCCTATAGATGAAACACAGTTATTGTTTACACCTTTCCCACAAACATTACCAGCCAATACCTTACAAGCAGTTGATGCCATTATTGATCCCAGGACTGTTACTGTGGATGATAGTATCATCAATCCCAACTTGGGCACACGCTATTTGATTTTAAATCCAATTGGAGATGTTAATAGCGAAAGTGCTGTAGCATGGGCAGGTCCCCCAGGAACCAACCTGGTTGCTCGTGCTGGAGATATCATTGAATTCTCCCTTGATACCTTTGGGGCTCCGTATTGGCATGTGAGTTTTGATAGCCAGGAATCGGGTGTTCAATACGTTACCAATTTAAATACCACAACGCAATATCGCTGGACTGGCGAAGCCTGGGTCAAGAGTTTCGAAGGCGTATACCTCAGTGGGTTCTGGAGTCTGGTACTGTAATGATTGGCAATTATCTAGAAGGTTGCGGCGCACTCGTCTACGCCAGGACAACTAATCGTTATCTTTTCCTGTTACGCAATAAAACCAAACACGCAGGTGCATGGGGTATCGTTGGCGGCAAAATAGACTCAGGCGAAACTGTGATGCAGGGCTTGGTGAGAGAAATACAAGAAGAAATTGGTCAAGACTATTCCAAAGGTAAGTTTATTCCCTTAGAAACATTTACTGCAGATAACCGCAAGTTTGTTTACTACACTTTTTTAATCAGTGTTACAGAAGAATTTGTGCCCAAGCTAAACGACGAACATCGTGGCTATTGCTGGGTTGAACTTGACGACCACCCAAAGCCGTTACATCCCGGGCTTTGGCGTAGTTTTAATTTTGATATTATTAAGAAAAAGATTAAGACTTTAGAATCAATACTGAATTAACCAATATCCGCTTCTAGTACAAAGTCACGGAAACTGATCTGGCGGAAGTTAGGTAGTGATATCCAGTCTGTTGGACACCACCAAGTAGCCTGCGGCATTACTCGCACAAACTCAACATCATCATATGTAGTCATAACTGAACGCATGGCATTGGTCCAAAAGTTATGATTTTGTTCTTGACTGCCTGGAAGATAACCATTGGTATTTTTGTAGATATTGTTGATTGGGCCCAGGATATCATAGCTGTCGTAACCCATTAAGAATACTTTCTTGTGCCCATCAAAGCAGGCCATGTATGCAGCAATACTGCCAGCATCATAACTTACGTTCTGTGGAATAAGATAAAATTTACCAGGATACTCAATAACGTGCTCGCCGTGGGCGTAGACGATGTTATCTGTGGGATATACGCTAAGTGCTACTTCTCGTGCAATTTCTTCTCCGACTACAATTAAGAAGTCAGGATTATAATCTCTATAAAGAGCATTACATCCATAACTTTGTAGACGATCGGCTCCTCCAAATCCCGCGTGGTGATTGGCAATGTGTCGCAGATCGAACTCGCTGCGACTTTCGCCGTTGCCAATTGCAATGGCCTGTGTGGTGGTGTGTGTGTTAAACACTGAGTTAGGAACAAAGTCTGTTACTGGTACCCATTCTGTATTTTTATACGTAAGACTAGTAACAACGTTTTCGCCACTGTAACTATCACGATAAATCTTTTTTAATTTTTGCATAATTTATATCCCAGTATAGTATTTATGTTTTATCCACGCAGTACCAATCTAGACCCACTGTTGGGAACAGGACCACTGGTTAGTGTACCATAAAATCCAACTATCAGTGTTGCAAAACTCTGCCCAGAAGTATTATTTGACAATCCAAAAACTCTGGTTCCGTCGGTGCCGACATACATGGCATTTCCTCTAGGATCAGCTGTGAAGAGAGCCGAGATGGCACCATACCCAGCGTTGGTGTTGTTGAAAACTGATGTAACACTAGATGATGTCGATCTTATTAATGTTAGTGTAAAGTTCGGTGTTGCGGCGTTGAGACTCTGTGCAACTCGTTTTGGAGTGCCAAATAGATAGCCGCGTTGTGGCCATAAATTCAAATCTGCACGGTAGTCCAGGGCGCCAAAATTTGGAATTTGATTTGTAAAATAGTTATTTGCAAGATTTACGACGCCAGTAGACGCTGTTGCACCCTGAAATAGCGTTACATTGCCTGTGTACAAAAGGCCTGAGAAAAATTGTTGGCTACTAAAGGTTGTTGCAATATACCATAATCCGCCACGTGCATCTCCGGACAATTGAGATAATGGAGAGCTGGCACTATAATCGTACCATAGATTACTTCCACCGATCATGTTTGTGACATTATTGGTGCTTGGTGCCAGCACATTTGAAAATCTTGCGCCAGTGTTGGCACTAAATTGATTGATGTAAATTGTTTGTGTGGATACAGTTCCGGCCTGATTCACAAGGAATACGTTTCCGGTGTAGTCTGGCACCGGTGTTCCAAGACCAGTGGCAACAAGAGTTGCTGTTCCAGGAGTCATAACGTTGGCAACTCCAATTTCACCTGTTGCTTGGTCCACAACCACACACCAGGGTCGCACGTCCCAATTTCTATTGGTAGCATATACGTTTTTGTTATCTATACCCAGATATGCTGTGCCATTGGCCCGGGTAATGCTGTTGGTATAATACGTGGCTACACTGGTTATGGTGTCAACCTTGCCCACACCGTTACTGGTTGAAACCCATATGGTACGATTACCGTCATATACCATGTCATAAAAACCTAAGGCCACGTTACCTGTGGCCGAGTTTACTCTTTGTAAAGGGGTTCCGCCGAGGCCTCCCGAAACACTCAATGTATATAGGCCCAATCCGCTGCAGATCCACATGTTGTCGCCAATGATAAAAGTTTTTGTGGAGTACGACGCATTGGAAAATGCTGTTGAACTTACTGCTGTTTGTGTTCCGCCAGTATACTGCCTGCCCAATCCTTGAAATGAGTATTCACTGCCACCGTTCATGGGCAGTACAAAACATTCAGTGCTTGTACTGGTAGTGACGTTGCTGCTGGGCCACCCACCAACAGGATCCACGTTGGCATATATTGTGTCTCCGGTGGTGCCAATTGGTCTCATTACGCCAAAATTAAAAGCACGACCATATGGTAGTGTAGTAGCACCGTGATCTGTAGCTATAGACGAAATTGGAACTTTGAGTCCAGTGAGATCCCAGGGATATGTCAAGCTGGTATGATAACTTGCCAGGTGGCCAAAATTGCTCGAGTCACTGTTAGTGACTGTTACAGTTGAATCAAAAAAAGGCATTCTACCTTTGTTTGTGACTGGAAGCATGCCAATGGCGCCGTCTTTGCCAGCCAGGTTAAGATAACCGTTGGGCAGTCTCGGAAAGGCAAATGATCCACCATTGGCTGGGGCAGCGGTGTTGTCCGATGGTGTGCCAATGGTTAGACTTGACGTCCAGGCATAACAAGGACTACCACCACTGAAAAGAGTTTGATTACTGTATGTCACTGTGCCGGTGACTGTGAATGTAAGATTATTGGCACTGGTGTCAGTAATATAAGCATCGGAACTGGCCACACGCAATAATAATTGTGTGTTTGCGATATTGGTAGCTGGCGTCCAGTTATTTTGATAATAGGTGTTTGTGGTGTAGTTTGCAGTATATAAAACCGTTCCTTTTAGTATGCGTAGATTTGTGATAAATCCATCAAAGAAAAATAAACCGCCGTCGGCCGCACCGACTGTGGTTGGCAAACTGTTGGTAGGAATGTTGGAAACCAATGCTGTTGTACCGAACAGTAGGCCATTTAAAAACACTCGAACTGTGGTTCCGTCGGACGTTACAGCGAAATTACTCCACCGACCGGGTATAACAGGGGTACCATTGGTAATGGTAGTTACTGAGCCGCTGAGATTGTACTGAAAAACAAAAAATCCGTTTTGCAAGAATACTGCCCAGTTTGTATTGGCACCAGATGACAGATTCCCTTGGCCAACAATAACCTGTTGCGTTGCCTTGTTAGCAACGTTGGGCAGGAACCATCCTTCCACTGTGAAAATACCCCCTGCGCCACCTAATTGTAAGTTTGCAGCTGCTGGAGTGCTGATAAAACCAGTAGACCCATCAAATCGTAAGCTGCCGCCCGGTGCATATAAACTAGCAGTATCTTCAGGGGCCACACGTTCAAATTCCATAATTGCCGACCACAGGCCCGGGGTGTTATTGATCCATGGCCATATCATGATATGTCGTGTCGTGGCGCTTACAATAATAAAACAGTTTGCTGGATCAAACCCGTGAACATATACGCCGCCGCCGGTAAATGACTGATTGATTGGATAGTGTTGGCTGTTTGTTATTGCGGCACTGCTCCACACCTCGCAGGTGCTGGTGTAAAACACCAGTTTAATCAGGTCCCATGTTATTATAAAATATTTAAAAGTGACTCCGTCAGCATTGAGGCAACGATATACCTTGGTTATTAACGGACTAAAAATACTTGTAGCTACAGTATCATATGCAGTCCACCCAAGACTGGTTATTGCAGAATCCACGGCATTGAGAAGACCTGCTGCCCCAAGCTCAGACTGAGCTGTGATTATTTTGCTGTTATTGCCGACGGTGTACTGTGCTGTTGTTATTGGCATAAAAATTCTCTGTTATATATACAATTTATCAAAAATTTAACCTTTTACTATTAATCTGCTGGTTGGCTGCGCATTTGATGTGGTAGTGCTGTAGATTCCGTTAATTGCTAGTATAATATTCTGAGAACCTGAACTAAAAAAGCCCGAAAATAGTTGACTACCATTGGTAGTCAGGCTACAACTGTTTTGAAATGGAGTTTGTAGTAGTCCACCAGTCAGTGCTGTGTTGATTGAAGCGACTGCAAGACCATTAGCGCCATTTGTCGGAACTCCCAGTGGATCAAACAAACAAATAAAAGCCCCAATCGTGGTGGTTGCTGTCCCTTGCATGCCCGGGCGCTTAGGAGACCAAAAGTGCATTCCGCGGAAGGGAATAACATTGATGTCTCCCTTGAAATCAATTGAAGCACATTGGGTACTTGTTCCAGCTGTGGTTGTGGTGTACGTGCCGCCAGACGAAGTGAAACTAACATAGCTAGTAGTTTGAAGATTGCTAGTGAAGTATTCATCTATTCTGTGATTATTAGAACTAGGTTGGGCACAGATAAACCACACACGGTTACTGATGTAATCATACACAAATGCATCTCCACCGTATGACAAAACAGCACCTCGCGGGGGGACCCGTGTGGTTCTTATTCCTGTGTTGGCATCAAACAAGGACATGTAAGTTGTCACGGATGTGGAAACAGCCGGTGTGGTTGCAGCAAAAACGTTACCTCGATAGTCTGGTACCGGGGTTCCATATTGACTGGCAGTGGCCAATAACGTGCCAGCATGTACCAGTACGTTGCTTTGGAATGTTAAACTATTACGATCAAACACAGCAATACTAGGAGCAGTATTGGCTGTGCGATTGACCGCATAAATGTTTTTGTTATCTATACCAAGGTAACTACATCCATTGGCTCTGGTGTTGGCGCTGGTATAAAATGTAGTGGCATAAGTGACAGTATCTACGGACACAATGCCGTTGCCAGTGGATGACCAAACTGTGCGATTTCCGTCAAATAAAATATCCTGGAAAGGGCCAACTGCCGCGGGCCCACCTGTCGTAGAAACACGCAGGGTAGAACGGTTAGTAACAGCAGTGGTACTTGGAAGTCTTGTGGCGGTACCAGATTGTGGTGCAGTGAAAATGCCGTAGTTAGAAATAGACCACATGGTGTCACCAACATTGATTACCTTGATTGCGGCTGCGCTAGAATCTGAAACGCTGGCTTGATCAGATGGAGATGCTGCACTTACGGTGTACATAGCAGATTGATAATGAGGAACTAAGAGCTGCGCTGCACTTTCATATCCGCCGTTGATTGGCAATAATAAACACTCGGTATTGGTACTGGTGCTAACGTTGCCACTGGGCCATCCTCCTGTGTTGTCAATATTGGCCAATATGGTATCTGCGGCTTGACCAATTGAGGAAGTGATGCCAAAGTTAAAGGCCTGGCCGAACGGTGTGTATTGATCCAATCGATCAACGGAAAAAGAGGATAGTAATTGTTTGCCAGTTCCGCCTCGGGCAGCAATAAAATCCCACCCGTAATTATTTGAATATCGAGAGTAGCTGCCAAGATGTCCGGCTATTGGATCACCAGTGACAACAGTGTTGGTGCCAGTGGCAAACAAGGGATTGACTGGTGGAAACATTCCTCGATTGGTCACAGGAACATAAAACTGAGTGGCCTGTGCTCCTGTTCTTCCATCTAATAGTCTAGGAAAACAAAACATAGCACGACCGGCTCCGCTGGTGCCTTGCACAGCCCAGGGTGTGCCAATGTTTACACTACTGGTCCAGGCAAAACACGGCGTAGGTGATGTGGGCACAGAAGCCAAATCTTCTGGCGCTACTCGCTCAAACTCCATGACTGCTGTCCACAGGCCCGGTTGACGATTAATAAAAGGCCAAATCATAACATGCCGAGTTGATGCCGACAAGATAAAATAACAGTCATAGATGTCATAGCCCTGAGCAAATCCGCCGGCATTTGTGTATGATTCATTTGTTGGAGTGCCAGTACCAGTGCTCCAGCTCTCACAGGTGCTGGTATAGAAGAATAATTTAACTGTGTCCCACCTGATGATTAAAAACTTAAAAGTGACTCCGTCAGCATTGAGGCAACGATATACCTTGGTAACAATAGGATTAAAAAGTGTAGTCCCAATGGTATCAAATGCAGTCCACCCCAATTCAGTTATTGCAGAGTCCACGGCATTGATAATATTCGTAGAACCATTTCCAAATTCATTAGAAATTCTAATGAATTTGGTTCCACCATTGGTTGTGTAATTTGTTATTTGTACGGTCATTGATAATCTCTACAATATAGTTAAGTCCAAGATTCAATCTTGCCAGTCAATCCGCCGCCACCGCCACCTTCACCAGTTGTGACAGCGGCTAATCCACCTTTGCCCACAACATAAACACCTGTGGTGGTGTAACTTTGCCCCAAACTTTGGTACATGTTTCCAAAACTATCTATCACCGGTGTGTTACCAAAATTAATAGCTCCAAACACACTTGAATTACTGAATTGAATATTGGCACCTGTTATGTAAAAGGTTCTGATTTTGCCAAGATTTGATGTATTTCGTACGGTAGAAAATTGGGATTGATCGACTACTGCGTAGTCCACAAAAACATTAGAACTGACACTGGTCACAAAAGGAACAATGTTTTGATTGAACACCGATGCTGTGTTGGCAGTTGTCACAGTCTTGGCAGTGATGTTTATGCCCAAGGTTCTTGTAGGTAATGTTCTAACGCTAGCTAGATCAAGCACTGCCATCACATTACCGTAACTCAGAGCGGCCATATTAGCCCTTTAACAACAGTCGGCTGGTTGCGGCGCCAAGTGCGGTACCTGGATTGTACAGCCCAGATTGTACGTAAACATTATTATTAACAGTCTGCGGAGAACTAAATGAATGGAATATGTGTATACCATTGGTAGTTGCCCAATTACTTTGTCCAGTTGGGCGTTCCAATATACTGATACCTGGATTATTAGTACTTATAAACAAGGGATTACCTTCTGCTTTACCGACTTGGGCGCATAGACTGACCAGATATGAATAAGGTTGATTTGATGCAGATCTAATGTCAAACCCAGGCTTTTTGTAACCAATGATATGTTGACCTCTATAAGGTATCAGTGTCATGTCGCCGCGTTGATCTGCTGGGCCGGTGGTGCCGTAAAAATTTGTTTGGACCAGACCAACTGTTGTAGTGATAGCGGTCTGGCTTAGCTGAAGAATGGCTAGATTGCCAGTGGTAGAAATCTCATGAACCTGAAAGTTACTACCAGCAGGATGAGAAGTAAAGATGAAGGATCTTGGAATTCCATTCCAACCAATTGGGTCGTAAAAAGTGTTTACTCCGTAATTTTGTGTGCCAGTACCGGAACCAATACTTTGTCCTACATAAGCCCAGGCTTGTCCGGTGTTTGACTGAAATTGCGTTTGAAACTGAGTTTGCGCTGAGGTAGTTCCTGGCACTTGCCCCACTATAACATTGCCCAGGTAGTCCGGCTGTGGTGTACCCCAACTTGATGCCACAGTAAATGCTGTGTTTCCATTAAAGCTATTGCCAAACCATACATTGCCTGTTGCTCGATCAATGGTATAAATCTGTGCCTTGGTGTTGGCAAGTCTTGATACAGCATAAACGTTTTTGTTGTCTATGCCCAGATACCCACAACCATTGGCAATGGTCTGATTACTGGTAAAATAACTTGTGGTAAAGGTGTTGGCGTCCATGCGTACTACACCATTGGCCGTTGATCCCCAAATATAACCATTGCCGTCAAACACTATGTCGTACACACCGCCTGGGACAAATGTTCTAACCACAGGTAATTGAAAACTGCCACCCGATATCTGAAAACTACAGATACTGCCTGAACCAGCTTGATTTTGAGAGTTTCCCATGGCCGTAAAGATTGTGTCCCCGACTGCTATTGATTTCATTGGCACCATGATTTGTCCGCCGGGCCCAGCACTACTGACATTGACATTTCCCCAAGATAGTGGACTTTGATTGGTGGTAGCTAGTGTTGATGCACCATCAGCTCCGCCATACATGGGCAATGCCAGACACTCAACCTGCGTGCGGGCTGTGCTGCTCGGCCAACCGTTGGCAATGTCAATATTGGCCAATATGGTATCACCGGGTTGACCATTGGTTCTAGCAATTACTCCAAAATTAAATGCACGACCAAATGGTGCAAGAGTCCCGCTGACAGCATCAACACTTATTGAGCTGGCCGCTGCAGACGCTGTGTTCCATCCATATGGAATAGCATAATAGCTGCCCAACATGCCAGCACTACCGAAAACGGATTCTGCACCGTTGTAGCTGTAGTTGGCATTTTGAGGCGGCATTGGACCACGATTGGTAACAGCCACATATTGAAATACTGCTCGTAGCCCAATCCCAAGCGCTGCTGTAAATGGCAGTCTCGGGAATCCAAAAGAATAGTTTGAAAAAGTTCCCACAACCGAACCATTTAAGGGTGTTCCTATAGTGAGACCATTGGTCCAGGCAAAATTGGGATTAGCTCCACTAAAATAACTAGTTGCATTGAATGCCGGTGTTCCAACGGCCGTGACTGTATAACCATTGGTGCTGGTGTCCACAATGTAGTTGCCCGAACTGGTGACTCCCAAGAATAATTGCGTGCCTGTGATTGCGGTACTGCCATACTGTGTGCTATTTGTAGGAACCTGACTTTGAAATGGTATTCCAAAGCCGCTGGTAGCTAGTGCCGACCCTCTGACTATGCGTAGCTTGGTAATAAGTCCTTGGAAAAAAGTAGAGGCGCCGCCGTTATTGGTACTTCCAATGCCTGTGACAAGAGAGTTGGTACCGATTGCGTAGGCTGTTGATGTATTAGTTTGCAATATGCCGTTAACAAACATACGCAAGGTAGTGCCATCACTGCTCACCATGACATGGTGCCACTGATTAGGCAGTATTGGACTATTTCCAGCAACTGATACCTGTGCACCAGCATTACTGACAGAGGTAAAATTTAATACGCCAGCAGTATTGACTATCCAGATAAAATTTGAATTGCTTGCCGTCAAGGTGGCGTTGTCTTGAGAAACAATATGTTGGCTTCTAATGCCAGGCGCAAGTGTGGTGAATATCCAGGCTTCAATGGTAAACGCCACACCGGCGCCGCCAATGTTCAAGGTAGTAGCAGTATTAGGCACAGTCAAGTAGTCCGTTGTACCGTTGAATTGTATACTTCCGCCTGGTGAGGTCACAGTATCTTCTGGTGCTATGCGTTCAAATTCCAGGCAACCAGTCCACAGTCCCGGTGTTCCAAGTATAAAGTTCCAGATTACCAGATGTCGAGCTGATCCATTGATCAAGAAATAACAGTTGACAAGATCGTAGCCCTGATTGAAGGCTCCAAAATTTTGCCAACTTTCGTTTTGTGGTATTTTTGCAAGAGTGTTCCACACTTCGCAAACACTGGTGGTCAGCATCAACTTGACGGTGTCCCAGCGCATTATCCAGTATTTGAAGGCAACACCATCGGCACAGGGCGATCGGTAAACTCTGGTTATAATGGGATTGAAAAGTGTGGTGTTTACGCTGTCATAGAGTGTCCAACCCAGGCTGGTGATGGCTGCTTCTACACCAGCGATGATATTGGTACTGCCGTTGCCTAACTCATTGAGAACAACGACTTTTTTAGTGTTTCCACCCGAAGTGTAATTAAATGTTGTGACCGACATGTTTGTATTTAGCCCTGGCTATTAAGTAGGCTTAACCCTTCATTATTATTCTGCCCACATTGGCCCCACTGGTGGTGTTTGCTGTGTAAATTCCGTTGACCACATACACTCTGGTATCAACGGTGTTGACTGGCCCCCATGTACCAAACATTTGAACACCATTTGTAGTGTTCCACCCGCTGCCCGATACCGGCACGCTAGATAGGGTTCCAGTTGGACTGTTTCCTGTGCCAATTGGAATGCCAGTGCTGTAGGCATTAAGAGCTGTTCCGCCAACCCAAAGTGGAGATATAAATCTTCCCAAGGCACTGGTTGTTCCGCCAGTATACTGAACTTGACCGGGACGTTTTGTATGTATAAAATAATGTCCCCTAAAAGGAAATATACTTAAATCTCCTTTGAAATCTGATATCGACCTAGGAGCCAAACCTCCCTGATAGAAAGCAACGGTGTTGTTGTTAGTTAAAATATTGACTGTGATGCCGGCTTGTGTAAGATTCGCAGTAAAAAGTTCTACTGTAGTAAATCCTGAAATACCAGGGTTTCCAGTCACCTCAAACAATCTACCAGAAATAAAATCGTAATGTCCTGAATGTCCATAATTGTTTGCACCGGCGCCAGGGTTTAGTGTACTATTCACAGTGGCAAAAACAGTTCCTGCAGCATTATTTTTCTGCATGTACAGACTGGTTATTAGCGTTGTACCCGCTGTTTGGAATAAAAATACATTGCCAGTGTAATCTGGCACTGGAGTTCCCCAGGTGCTGGCCACAGTAAATGCTGTGGTGGTTTCTATCGGAGGAGAGCTCCAGGTCTGTGTTTTATAATTAAATACTAAAACTTGAGGTTTGGTGTTACTGATACGTGTACTAACATAGATATTGGTGCCGTCGATACCCATGTATCCAGCACCATTGGCAATGAGTCGACCATCAGGATAAAATACTGTGCTAAAGGTGGTGGGATTCATACGCATGACCCCGTTGGCAGTGGTACCCCAGATAGATCCGTTGCCGTCAAACACCATGTCAAACACACCAAACGGTATGTTGGCGCGGAAAGTAGGAGTACTAAAATTGCCGGCGGCCTGGCTGATTGTAAAAATTCCCGACCCAGTATTCGCAGCGGCGGCTACCGAGTTGGCCGACACAAATATAGTATCACCAACAACTACAGCTTTTCCTGGAAACACCGACGGACCAACGTTGGCAAACGTATTGCTAAATGTTGACGGATTCCAAATACTGGCATTAATTGTAGTAGTGCCATTGTTTGTCTCGTGTCCACCATTCAGTGGCAATAACAAAGCCGCGGTATTGGCTCCAGTACTGCTTACCCACCCATTGGTAGAATCAAGGTTAGCAAAACTAGTGTCCTGTGCTCGAATATTTCCCAGGCCCCGGCCTATGCTCACATTGTAAATGCGTCCAAAGCCAGCGACGCTGCGTGCACCTAATGGTGTAACTGCTGGGCTCTGTGTTATGGGGGTACCCTGCATGACACTGATTGTGCTGACTGGACTTTTTGCGGTATCCCAACCGTAGGGAATTTGTATATTAGCGTAACTGGCAAGATGTCCAAAATTTCCATCTCTTGCATTTATGGTAGTTATACCTTGCGTGGGCGCACCAGGCGATGCAGTCGATAAAACTGGAGGCATTGGACCGCGATTGGTCACTGATGTGTAGTCAATTGTGCCACTTACGCCAGTGCCGCCGGCAATGGTTCTGGGACTAGAATATTGTATTGGACTGCCAGGCTCAGCAACGTTAACTATCCCCGATGGTGTTCCCATCTGCAACGAATTGGTCCAGGCATAACAAGGCATGCCGCCGCTCATAGGTGTTGCGTCATTAAATGCCCCGGCAGTGCCGCCAAACACTAGAGTTAGGTTAAAGTTATTGGGGCTTGAATCGAGAAAACGATTACCTGCGGAAGTGACTGTTACCAATAGTTGTGTGCCAGTTACAGCAGTTAACGGAACATAATAGCTAGGTGGCAGGGCTAGAGAAAATGTGGCATTGTATAAACATTGGCCTTTTATAATTCTCAGATTTGTTATGTATCCTGGAAAATATCCTGTAGCGACTGCGTTAGAATTAAAATGTGCTATACCTGTTATTATACTAGAAGAAGAATACATGACAGAGAAAGGCGGTAGCGCAACACTTATACCGGCTAGTACACCATTGATAAAGATTCTGATATTTTGCGAATCATATGATACTGCCACGTGATTCCATTGGTTCAATATTAAACGTGTGTTGTTGGTAGTAAAAGTTACTTGATTGGCTCGTGGACTAGTAGCCCAGGAGCTCCAGGTTATATCACCACCTGCGGTTATAGACAACTCGTATGTACCTGTGGTTGATCCATTAGATTGCGCTATAATAACTGGAGCACCTCCCGATGGTGACACAAAACCAGTTGGCAATATCCAAGCTTCTATAGTAAAGTCTCTACCAGCCAGGTTCATGTTGTCGCTGGCGGGCACAGAGCAGAAGTCTGATGTGCCGTTGAAAAGTAAACTGCCTCCGGGTGCAGTCACAGTATCTTCTGCTGCCACACGTTCAAATTCTAACACCGCAGTCCAGAGTCCGGGATGATTATTGATGAAATTCCACAGCATGGCATGACGGTTTGTGGCCGACACTATGATTGAGCTTAACACCAAATCGTAACCTTGTGCAAATGCCCCGGCATTGGTCCAGGATTCATTGATGGGTAGTTTACCAATGGTATTCCAAGTTTCACAAGTGCTGGTATAGAAAAATAACTTAACTGTGTCCCAACGTATGATCAGATATTTAAAAGTGACACCATCAACATTTAATACACGATAGACTCTGGTAACAACAGGATTAAATCCTGCGGCATTTATGCTGTCATACAAACTCCATCCCAATAGTGTCAGCGCGGTGTTGACGCCAGCAATGATATTGGTTGATCCGTTTCCAAGCTCATTGACGATGTCAATACGGTAACTGTTGGTAGTAAATAAAGTATTTGTAACTGCCATATTAGCCTAGTTTGATATAAACAATAGTGAGTGCGCCATCTTTGGCACCATTGGCTGTGTTTACATCCACAGTAAAATAATCTGTGGTGCTGGCCGTGGTGTTCAAAGTGGTAGTCGAAGAATTAAACGACCCCGATGGCAAATTGATTGCGGTAACTGGGTTACCATTTCTATTCAGTGTGATATTAAATGCACCAGTGCTTGGTGCTGTACCAGCAGTAAGGTAAGCTGAAATTAGTTGTATGCTGCCTTGCGGATACCAGCGTACTACACCCGGTCCCACGGTAACTGTACTGATAAAATTATAAACTTTAACAGCACTGGTAAGGCCGCCGGTTGTGGCCGCTGTGGCCAATGCAGCTGAAATTGTGCTGCTGTTTACTGTGCCGGTGACTGTGGTTAATAACCCAGTGGGGCCAATTACCAAGGTACTGGAACCCAAAGTTGACAATGCTAATGCACTGGTGGTAACGTCAGTTTGTAGTGCGGCGCCACGGACTCCGCCAATTCTCAGTGTGGTGCCTACATTTAATTCAGCACCAGTGGTAATGCTATTGATACTAAAACTGCCGCCAACTGACAGACTACCACTAACTGACAGCGAATTTGCACTGGGATTGAATGTCAATCCCGGACTGCTTAAAACACTTGTAGTCCTACCTTGGGCACTGACATTGAGACCAACGTATAAATTGGCCTGGTCAGTAACAGCAGGCAGTACTTGAATAGACTGAGCTACCTGCATGACGTGTCCTTAAGCCTGTGCTTCTGTCCAACTCAATCGTACCACGCAGTTGGCCTCTCCTCGTACACTAATATTGGTGGCTACCACGGTCAACACGTCTGGGCCGTCTGGGTACACGCCCACGTTGCCAGAGAGCTGCCCTCCGCCCAATATACTGGTACCTAGGTCTCGAATTTCCGTCAAACTTTGTGCAGTTACGTTGTATGCTGTTGCCGGTCCAGGTCCACCCGCAACCGCGGTGGCCTCTGTTTCTGTGTAAAATGCAAATATGGGTTCGCCGCCTGAAACAGTTGTAGCATTACTGTGGAACTGATACTGTGCGAGACTACTACCACCCACGTTGGTCCAACCTGGACGGCTGTTACTGACTGTGGCATTCAAGAATAGCTGTATCAAGAAACTACCATTACTGTAGATACTCATCGAACGCGGAGTCAATTGCATGCGATTGACAATTTCTCTGGCTCCGATAAAACCACCAGGAACACCAGTATACACACTAGGAGCACTGCGTAAACTTATGATGGCATTTGATTGGCCGGCAAAAACGTTGGCAAATTGTGTCATACCTGTTGTAAATACGAAAGATTTGTCATCATCAAAACCACCGTCCATGATCGCACTGGTACCCCAGTGATTGACCTCTGCAGCAAATTGTGGAGTGTGATTTTCTACTGCCACTGGAGCTTGTGTATTGGCTGTCCATGCTACAGCAGGACCACCCAGGGGTGCAAATATCAAAGGCTGTGTGTTTGATAAGAATGGTGCTGTGCTCAGCACCACACTGGTATTGGCCGTATAACTGGCAACAACAGCCTGGTCTGGTATACCTGGACCAATTACTTCCATTCCAGCTTGTATGTTGACTGTGTTGGCCACTGTGATAGTTGCTACGTTGGCTGTGTATGTGGCTGTTTGCGTCACACCCGGACTTCCACGCTGACTCAAGGTGACCTGATTGGTGGCGTAGTTCAAGGACGAATAAGATACAAACTCTTGTGCAAACGAATCTCTCAACACCAATATCCCAGTGGGCGGCCATGTGGTGGGTATAGTACTCAATGTCATGGCAGTGGCTGTATTGGTCAGATTGGCTGACAATACCGCAGTATTGGAAAAGCTATTGGTCTCATAGCGGCCAGGCAAATTGCCGGACCGCATGTAAGCAATCTGTTGCACGTTGTTGTTGACCATTCTGTGACAGTAAATCACATCGCCATTGGGTCCGCGGAATCCCCAGCGTATAAAGCCGGCGCCGTACCAGGAGTAGTCTAGATATAACATCTGCATTTTAGAAAAGTCTTGGCGGAAACCACTGGGACCTGTGCCGTCACAGCGATCAATGTTCCATTGACTCTGCGGAACTCTTACGTCTATGGTCTTGCTGATAAGACTGTTGCTGATATTGCCCAGGCCACGATATGTTGGACTCACTGTCAATAACGCATCACTTTGGATGTTGATCACACGATATGTCATACCACGTATGACTATGAAGTCATTGGGTTGAAGTTGTTTGGTGAACAAGGTATTACTGCCTATGATACGGTCGCTGCCCACTGTGGCACTGATAGTTCCAGGCAAAGCTCCGGTGCTGGTGCGGCGCACTGCATAACAGGTTTGTCCGTCATATTCAAAGAAAATGCCGTTCTGACTGTCAAACAGTCCTGTGCGTACCATGCTACCATACCAGGAATTCATGGCACCACTATACAAACCTGAGGCCGGAGATGCGCTGGGTGCTGTGGCAGCTGTGTAGGTAAAGCGATAAGGATCCAATACCTGTGTGACGGTGAAGTTGCCATTGTAAGCAGCTTGATCTGCACCAAATATGCTGATTCCCACTCCAGGAAGAGCTATGTTGTGTTGATCTTTGGTGGTCACTGTGACTGTGGTACCAGAGCTGGTTAAATTATCCAACACAAAATTTGATTTCATGGTGGTTCCAGTGCTCATCTGTATACCTTTACCGCTTTGGTAACGGAAGTAACGACGAGTTTGACGAATATACTGATTGTTATGACCTTGGCTGTTATGACTGAATCTTAGACCTCCGGTCAGCGCACGATGTAGGGTTGCACCTAGGGGTCTTACATACAAGGCTGCGGCCGCGGTGCTAATGGTACCGGTTGGTGTGTTGAGTGTATAGAAACTAAATGCTCTGGAGTTTGATATTGTAGTAACTACCCAGCTGCCATTGGGCGCAAAACTGGTGGCCGTGGCTCCTACTAGGCCAATTTCGTTGCCTACGCTAAGACCATGCTGTATGCTGGTCACCACATTGATCAAGTTGCCTGTGTTGGTTATACCGGTGATACCAATGGCGCTGTTTGAGTACACATTGCTAAAATATCCCAAGGTCACACCGGCATTATTGATGCTGCCCGTGGTACCAGTGTAAAAATATTTGCCAGTGTAGGTAAACGTATTAACACTGGGATTGGTGTCGATCACATAGGTGCCATCTGCTCCTGCATAGGTAGTATCCAGTATGGTCACGGCGTTGCCCAACAACCAGGGCGAGTTGGCTATTGTGGCAGGAAACACGTTGGCTGTGTAGGTTCTACTACCGTTGACAGCTGTGATGTCAGTTATGTTAAAGTTGCCAGTGGCTGTGGAATAAAAGGCATAGGGACGATTATTGATCATTCCCACCTGTTCCCATTTGGTCTGCTGTGTTGAATATTCAAAGTCTGTGTCGATCAGTGCTGTGGGCGTACTCACACGTAACTTGTTTACTGGATCCAGATAAGATTCACTTGGACTAAACTTTTCATCGTACTCATCAACAACAATACTCAACTTGTCAGTTGCGCTTAATGTTGTGGTATTGTAACCAAGAGTAATTGTGGTAGTTGTTGTCGAACCATCTGCGCTGGTGGCAATAACATAGCTGGTGGCAGTTAGACTTGGATCACTGAAATTGTAGATTACTTGATTGGTAGTAACATCCGTGATTAAAATCAGTCGTTCACGTGGTATAGCACGTGGAATTACCAAAGTACGTGTACTTGGTATAAATGTGTAATATGTGTCTAGTATAGCTTTTCTTGCCATGGTTTCTCCAACTTGTCCAGTTTATGTTAGATATTTATCTAAATTATGTGCCTGTCATTATATCTAAGGGGTTAAATGGGTAACGACGTGTGTTTGTGTTTGTGCCCATTTGAGTGCGTACAGTCACTTGCGAATTGACAGGTACGCTGTCCGCAAACTTTAAATTTCCGCCGGTATCTACAGTATATCCCTTGTTGGCTGCAAGCACTTGTCCTTGCCAAACTACATCAGAATTTAATGTGAATGCTGGTTGTTGTACACCGTTGACCGAAACGGATAAATTCCAAGGATTCGTGACAGCAACTTTGGTACCATTGTAGCGTAATTGGAATGTGTTTTTAAATCCATCAGTCAAATAGCTAAGATCATCAAAATCATAAACTTCACTTGTGGTCAACGACCCTGCTCCACCGCCCAGGCTCAATGCTGCGATATTGGCAGTATTTACTACAATACCGCCGGCCACGCGAGTCCACGCATTGGTTTGGGTACTGTAAGTATAGGTTACTCCACTGACTTGAGTGGTTTGTCCATTTTGGGGGTAACTCGGGAATGACATAGTTTATCCAGTTATAGTGTATTTATGTATTTTAAGCGGTATAGGTCCCTGGGGCGGTGTATGTAATTATTGTATATCCAGGAGTTGCAGGCGGAGTCGAGACTACTGCACCCGGTGCACTTCCTGGATACACCGAATTTTGAACTGCTAGAATAACTGTGCCAGATCCGCCGGTTAAGCCAACTCTTGCCGGCGGATTTCCAGATCCGCTTGTACCCCCACTACCGCCAGATCCAAGACCATTTACACCAACCACGTACGGGCCACCGCCGCCGCCACCGCCGCCGCCGCCATAGGTATTTCCTGTAAATATCCAAGAGTATCCAGGTCCTCCAAATACAGTTCCTGCAAAAGCATTGGTGCCAACTCCGCCTGCACCACCTCCACCGCCGCCATGTCTATAAGTAACACTATCAGTTCCACCTACTCCTCCTGTGGACCCAAGACCACCACTGGCACTAGCTGGTTGTGTGGCACCACCACCTGCAAAATTACCAGCAGAACCGCTTGCACCACCTCCGCCACCAGATCCGCCAGGGTTGCCTTGTGCATTATTTGAAGCGCCATATCCACCACCAAGTGCTACTATGTTACCCAACGTTCCGCCACCAATTGCACTATTTCCACCATTGATATTGGAACCACCTGCTGATCCAGGACCAACAACTATTGTATAAGTTGTGCCCGGTTCTAAATCAACTGAGCCAGTGACTACTCCACCTCCACCACCGCCTCCGGATCGATTGTCTACCGCTGCCGTGGTAGTTCCACCACCGCCACCACCGCCTACTACTAGATAATTAGTTGACGCAAAAGATACTGTGGTAGCTGTAAATGTACTGTTTGCCGTATAGGTTAGTACATAATATCCAGGTGCTGCCGGTGGAGTTGTTACAGTTGCACCCGGTGCTGATCCTGGAAAATTTAAAAACGGAATAGCTAAAATAACTACGCCGGCACGGCCACCAGATCCGCCAGCGCCGCCACTTGGTACTCCACGATTTCCTGGACCACCACCACCACCAGACCCACTGGTATTACTACTGGGTGATGTACCGGCACCGCCAGCTGCACCGCCACCGCCAACTGCGTATGTATTTCCAGTGATGGGCCAGGTGTATCCACTACCACCTGTGCCAGGTGCAAGACCTGCTGATGTTGCACCACCACCGCCTCCCGAATTGGTGCTGGCAGGAACTCCGGCACTACCAGGAAATCCTTGCCCTGGTGTTCCAGTTCCTGCAGTTGACGGAGCAGCAGCAGATCCACCGCCAGATCCGCCTGACAGTCCTGCAGGGCCACCGCCGGCCGGTGGTGCAAATGCGCCACCACCACCACCACCGCCAGTTACTGCTATAGCAGTAAACAAAGGAGTAGAGCTATTAATAACTGAAGGAGCGCCAGGTGTTCCTGCAGCAGAAGTAGGTGCACCTGGTCCTCCTCCGCTGCCAGCAGTTCCAACAGTAATAGTGTAGGTGGCGTTGGTTATTATACCAACATTACCAGACTGTAAACCTCCAGCACCGCCTCCGCCACCACCCGACCCGGAGGCTCCTGTTCCAGATCCGCCACCACCGCCACCACCGCCGGCCACCGCCAAGTATTGAGCAATATAGGAGTAAACTCCCATACTAAATGTTCTTGTACTGGGTTGACCGTAAATATTAGTGGCTGAAATAGCAAAACTATAAATTCCAAGAGTAGTGGGTGTTCCTGACAATACACCACTAGAGGACAATGATAAACCCGGCGGTAGTGTATTGCCTTCGGCAACACTATAAGTTAGTGCTCCGCCGGTGGCTGATAAAGCGGTAGAGTAAGATGAAGATTGAGTAGCATCCAGTAAAGCACTTGCTGTTACCCAAACCGGTGGTGTTCGCCATTGTATGCCAGGATAGTATACTGCACCAGATACATTAGAGTTGAATACCATTAGGGTATTCGCAGTAGCGGCTGCGGCTGCCGGTAGTGGTACACGGATTTCTGTAGAGTTTACATAGGTTGAATTGGCCACATTGCCTTGTAGGTATACTTGAGCATTACTCAAAAAGTTTTGTCCAATAATTCGTATGCCACTGGCAGTAGTGGTAGTTGCTGCATTGGCAGCGGTACTAACCACATAGTAATCAGTGTCACCATAATAAACCACGTTGATAGCAGGTACAACCACCGGACCATTCAAACTTGTTCCAGGTACACTAACTCCTAGCGCACCGGATTGAATGTTACCCACACTAAACTGTGTGTTGATATCTATAGTTGAACCAATTAATGTATAGTTGTTGCTGGTAGTGGCATACACACCCACCGCACTGGCCTGTGCGCTAGTGGCAGCTGTTCTACGAGTGGTTACAGATCGATTTGCCATGATGTTATGCTGTGTAAGTTCCCGAATCGTACCAAGTGATCACTGTTTGCCCAGGAGCAGCAGGTGGTGTTGTTACGGCAACGTTTGAACCGGCATACGTTGCCGAATACTGTGGTGTTGGTACTGCTATTGCCACTATACCACTTCCGCCGTTGCCACTGGTTCCATATGCAAACCATCCTGAACCGCCGGCTCCGCCGCCACGATTTACTTGCCCAAAGTTGGTAGTGACTGGTGTATTGAAAAATGGTGTGGGTGCGGACCCTGCATTAGTACCACCGTTACTGCCCGGGCCACCGCCACCTGCACCCCCGGCACCGCCAACTCCACCCACTGGTGGGGTACTACCTATAAAACAAGTACCACCGCCGCCACCACCTCCAGCATAAACTGTGTTAGTAAACGGCCAGGTGGATCCCGCTCCACCTGCCCCACCTGCCCCGGTGGTGGTCGGCCCACCACCCGATCCTCCACTGCCCGATCCGCCACCGCCCGATCCTCCACCTATTGTGCCCGGTGTGCCTGCAACAGATGTGCCGCCCGGAGAACCTTGACCTGGTGTGCCTGGGCCAGCGGTGCCTGCAATTGGGCTAAAGGATCCGGCTGTACCGCCACCTGACCCGCCTGGACCGCCCGATGGCGCTACATAAGAGCCGGACCTTCCACCACCGGAACTTGTAACTGTTATAGGAGCCAGTGGAGATGTTGACTGTATACTACTTATACTACCAATATTACCAGAAGTACCAGCCTGTTGGGTACTGAGTCCGCCTGTACCACCAGCACCAACAGTGATAGTGTACGGCACGCCACTGCGTAGTCTAAGGCTAGCAGCTTGCAGTCCACCTGCACCACCTCCGCCACCGGCGCCGTATGGGCCAGAGGCACTACCACCACCACCACCGGCCACTATTAGATAGTTAACGGTATAACCAACTGCAAATGTAAACAGTCTGTTGGTTACACTACCAATCGTGTTTGTGGCATCTATATAAAAACTGTAGGTACCAGTGCCAATTGTGTTTATTGTTCCACTAAAAACACCAGTACTAGAATCTAGTGCAGTTCCAGCCGGCAAGGTATTACCTGCGGCTACGCTATAAGTTATACTGGTGATATCTGTAGCTGTCAATGTGCGACTAAACGCTGTGCCAATGTCAACATTGGCTAGGGTGTTGGGGGTTACCCAAGTCGGTGAAGTGACTGCAACAGCCAATGTAAATCGTCTAGTAGCCACAGCACCAATAACATTTACAGCATTGACATAAAAGCTGTAAGAACCAACACCAGAAGTTCCCAGTGTTCCAATAGTTCCACTAAAAACTCCATTACCAGTCAGCGTGGTTCCTGAAGGCAAGCTATTGCCAATGGCTGTCAGGTAAGTAACAGTATTGATATCTGTAGCGGATAACTGTATTGAAAAAGGCGTTCCTGATTTTTGACTAGATAGTGCTGTTGACGTGACCCAGGTTGGCGTTGTGGTTGACACATAGTTGTTGGAAGAAGTAAAGGTGTGTACATAAGTAAGCGTGGGACCTGATCCATAAGTGGTTATGGTACCACCTGTGCCAATCTGTGCGCCAGGTACACTTGGATAAGTGATAATCCCAATACCACTGCCCCCTTGCCCACCGTTATAGCTAGAACCGGTTTGATTGGGCAGCGGTGCAACTGAGCTTGCGCCACCACCGCCGCCAGTGTTGGTCAACCCATATCCAAGTGGCCCACCATTGCCAACTGGCAATGATGGGTAAGCGACCTGGGTGGTTCCACCCCTACCGCCGCCACCTAATCCACCAATTGCTCCTGTAGGGGTTGTGTTAAATGCGCCACCTCCACCCGCATAAAAAACAGGAGATCCTGTAATTGATAGGGATATACCATCGCCCCCGCGTCCAACAAATGTTGGATGTTGTCTTGGGCCACCCGCGGAGTCATATCCAGCTTCTCCGGCGCCACCACCACCACCTCCACTTTGGTTGGTATTGTATCCACCGATGCCTCCGGGATTACCATACTGTGTGGCACCAGGGTTAGATTGTGCTGGTTGTGTTCCAGGTCCGCCGGGTTGGCCGACAGGACTTGGGGTGTTGTTGAGGTATGCTCCTCCCCCTCCGCTACCACCTGCATTGCCAAAAAATGGCACATTAAAAACTTGTGTTGTTGGCGATGGTTGCCAAGTAATTATACTATGGCCACCACCTCCACCCACTGCGGTGTATCCAAATACTGTAGAATTTTGGCCGTTACCCCCTGGGAAAGTATTACCAGGAAAGGGCGGTCCTGAATTAGGTGTGGGACTGCTACTAGCTCCGCCACCGCCTACTACAACCGAGTATGGTGTAGCACTGGAAACACTATATGGGCCAGTGACTACTCCGCCACCGCCACCACCACCACCGACACCGAATCCGCCACCGCCACCACCGGCCACTATTAGATAGTTAACTGTATAGCTTGCACCAATGGCTACAGTGATAGTCTGAGTAGTTACTTGTCCGTATTGATTGATAGCGGTCGCTGTAAAAGAGCCCGACGCCACGGCGGTGCCGGACATCAAGCCGTTGCTGTAAAAGGTCAATCCTATAGGCAAATTAGTTATAGCGGCGTATGATACTGTGTTGGTTGCAGATAACTGAAAAGTAACATTACCATATGTGCTAGTAAAACTACTACTGGTCCAGACTGGTGCTGGAAAATAAAATACAGTAGAACGGGCCGCTAAACTGGCACCGTTAAACACCATGAGGTTATATGTTCCTGTGACTGACACGGTTGGCAGGGCCAAATTGATGCGTGTGGTGCCAACACGAGTGTTGCTAACCAATGTACCATTTATGAATACATTGCTGTTGCTTTGGAATCCGGTGCCAAATATGCTGGCATACGCACCAGAAAGATTGGCTGCATTATTACCTGCCAAGATATTGTAGCCGGAATCAGTATAGACAACATTGGATATTATAGGAGTGCCTATGGCTATGACGCTGGTGATAGCGGTAGCAGTATTTGCGTTAGGAAGCAGCTGAGTGAATACTGTGTCACTGGACGCACCTGAACCAGTTAGTACATAATCATTTGTGGTGTCTGTTGTTGGATCACCAATGACTGCTATAGAACCAGATTGAGTACTGGCTGTCCTCGTTGTACGAGAACTAGCAGTACGGATGGCCATTAGTAAATCTCCGTACCAAACGCTGAGAAACTCACTGTACTACTAGCAGCGTTGACTGATAGGATATCCGTGGCGCCCATGGTAATGCCCAAGGTCAATGTGATGGTATCATTGGCCGGCACTGGTGTGTTGAAGTTGACATAGTGTCGGGACTGTAAGGCGGCGCCTGCCGCCTGTACTGCCACACAAAATGTAGTGCTGGTTGCAGCTTGATTGCAAATGGCAATGGTACTGATAACAGTATTATTACCCACAGGTGTTGTGTACAAGGTAGTCTGTGTGTTTGCTGTGGGGTTTAGTTGTCCTAGGACTTTGTATACTGTTGTCATTGCGGTTCCTTAAGCACCCATTAGTAAAAATGGGCTGATAGTATCTTGTGTCGTAGGAGTAATACCTGTGGTAGCGCCCGAGAAATCTATCCAATAGTAATTGGTACCATCATAGGTCCAACGATACTGTGTGTCATTGGTGGTATTGTACCAGATGTCACCAATGTTTGGACTGGCTGGTGGCAAAAAATTTGTAGTGCTCTTGTTATAAGCGGTCGCAACTACTCGCCCCCAGCTGTTCGTTACCGAATTGTACTGATAGGTCAGGTTGTTTATTGTAACCTGTTCTCCATTGTAGGGAGTAGTTGGAAAACTCATTATATTGCCTTGTTTTTACTATTTAGCTGGATTATGCTGGATCTGCTGGCGGGATAAACTCGATCCAACTTGTAGTGGCTTCGTCCCATGTGTAGATCTTGCCTTCTTCAACAGGCATTGCTACAGGTGCTTCCCATGTAAATGTTGTGGCATCCAAGATCCAACTTGGGAATGGACTAGGTGGATAAAATGCATCTAGTTCTGCGTCATAAACATAACCAATTCCAGCATAGTTACCACGTAAAGCAATGCCACCGTCGGGTTCACCAGTTTCTGGGCTGTAGTGTACACCACCGCGTGTGTTGTAGCTGGTTTGTACCCAGGCAGCAGGATCACCTACGTGTCCAGCGTTGATAAAATCTTGTTCAGCAACAATAACCTGTATTACTGTACCGTTTTCTACTTTTGCAAAATGACTCATTTGTTTCTCCTAAAAAGTCTAAATTATAGCATATTTATACTTGCAAATCTTATGCTGTGTAAGATCCTGTTGTGGTATATGTCAATACCGTCATCCCCGGGGCTGCAGGCGGAGTTGAAACTACTGCGCCTGGTGCACTTCCTGGATAACGCGGTGTTGGAACTGCTATGATAACTGTGCCGCCGCCTCCGTTACCGCCACCAAAACCACCGGCTCCACCTCCCCCACCGCCACCAAGACCAGCGGTACCATTGGTACCCGGGCCATTTCCGAAAGAGCCAAGTCCACCACCGCCGGGAGCAGCTGGTATTGGGGCCGGAGCCGGTGGTCCCGACCAACTGCCATTACCGCCACCTGCATAGGTATTTCCTGTGATGGGCCATGTATATCCTAGACCGCCTGCGCCAACTGCGGTTAGGGTACCTGCTCCACCAGCTCCACCAGCTCCACCGCCACCGCCAGATCGTGTTGCTGGCCCTGGGACTGATGTTAAATTACTTGCTCCGCCTGGAAAACCCTGCCCTGCTGTGCCTGCACCAACGTTTGTACTAGGGGTACTGGGTCCGGGTAATTGGCTGGCACCACCACCTGAGCCACCTGATCCAGCGTCAGTTGGTACACTCCAGGTACTGCCGCCACCGCCCCCAATTGCAACAGCATCATTGAATGTACTAGGAGTACCTTGGACGCCTGGAGTTGAGCCGGGTTGACCACCGGGGCCACCACCACCTACAGTGATAGGATATGCTGTACCTGACACAAGAAGTGTGTTGCCGGTTAGTACACCGCCTGCGCCGCCACCACCTGACGCGCCAGCTGGTGCAAATCCACCGCCACCACCACCAGCTACTAATAGATACTGTGCTGAGTATGTATTGCTATTTGGACCAGCAACATAAGTTCCTGGTGTTGTAAATGTGAGTATGGTATTTGATCCAACGTTGGCCACTGTGGTTCCGGCAACAGGAGTGTAATTTCCGCTAAAGGCAACAGTAGGCATTCTTAAGACAACTACACCGGATCCACCTGCTCCACCCGGGTAAGTACCAACATTGTTTGCGCCACCTCCACCTCCGCTGCCTGTTCCTGGAGTACCGGGTGTTCCTGCGCTAACGCCAGTTGCTCCTGATCCTCCTCCTCCTAGGCCGCCGAGTACGTTTATGCTACTACCACCTCCAGCATAATAGGTCAATGTTCCAGTGATTGAGCTGGCTAGACCTACACCACCTACTCCAGAAGTTGCATCAGGTTGGTAGGCACTACGTCCGGCGCCGCCTGCGCCACCTCCGCCACCACCTGCGTAACCAGGGGCGCCAACTCCAAATCCACCGGGGAATCCCTGTGTGCCTGCAATATTAAGGCCCGGACTGCCAATGGCCAAGCCTGCTTGTCCTGCCAGTTGAGTTGGTCCTGGGCCAAACGCACCGCCACCGCCGCCCGATGCACCCGATTGCCCACTGAATCTACTATTTCCCAAAGGATGTGGATAAAATCCACCTCCGCCGCCTCCGCCACCTGCTGCTGCAATAGTTGTAATTGTAGGAGCCGAAATATTTGAATAACCACCCGGTTGACCCACTCCAGTAATTCCGACAAATTGTGCTGCACCGCCCGACCCTACTGTTATTGTGTAGGCTGTTACTGTGGCGGGACTTGGTACAGTAATCTGTCCAGTTAAGAATCCGCCTGCTCCGCCACCGCTACCATTGGTAACGCCAGGGTGTGCCGATCCACCAGCACCACCGCCACCTACTGCTAGATAATTAATTGTGTATCCTGTGTTGTTAACTGTCAAGGTAAATTGGCGTGATGCAACTCCACCTGCCTGATTATATGCGTTGACATAAAAACTATAACTGCCTGCTGAGGTTACGTTTCCAGAAAATACACCCACTGTACTTAGTGCAGTACCAGTGGGTAGTGTATTGCCCGCAGCAACATAATACGTAACCGTGTTGATATCAGTGGCTATCAAATCCACAGCAAAATCTGTGTTGACACCAGTGGTCAATGCTGTTTCGGTCTTCCATGATGGAGTTGTTGTTGCGGTGTATGTTCCCGGGCCTGTAAATGTGTGTAAATAATATCCATTGGTTACAGCCAAATTACCACCCAAAGCATACTGTATACCACGAGCATTTGGATAACCTACAATAACTACTCCAGTTCCACCTGAACCACCAGGTTGTGAACCCGGAACGTTGTTGTTGGAGCCGCCGCCTGATCCAGTACCATTTGTGGCAGGGTTGCCTGCTCCAGTACCATTTGCAGGGCCAGCACCGCCACCACCACCGGCACCACCACCACCACCACCACCGCCGCCTGCGTATGAAAAACCGTTGATGGGCCATGTGTAAGCAGCTCCGCCGTTGGAGCCACCAACTGCACCACCTGCACCACCACCACCAAAACCGGTACCAGGACTGCCACCGCCAGGATATCCCTGAGCTCCTGTGGGAGTATAGAACAAAGCGGCCGGACTTGGAAAACCATATGCCACAGTTGGTGTCACGGCACCTGCAGCAGCACCGCTTGGACCACTTGGGCCTGGATTAGTTCTACCTCCACCAACAGCTACAAGGTTACCA